GTGAGTGATGGATATGTGGTTGACGGTCACCACCGTTGGGCAGCGCAATGCGCGGTTGATATTGCCAACGGCGAAGGCGCAAACGCTACAATGAGAACACGCACTATTAGCAAGAACGGCAAGCCCGTTCCTATTGATGAAATCATTGCGTTCTCCAACAAGTTTCAGAAGGACAGTGGACTCCTGAGCCAAAGCAATACGGGACAGACTGTTCCCGAGAAGAAACCAGAAACCAAGACACAGAAGGAATGGACTATGAGCAAATTCGGCGCAAAGCGTATACAAAATCTCGTGGAGTCTTTGAATGAAGCCGCCAAAGCCAAGTTCAAGAAGCCGCCTATTGCTAGTGATGAGGCAGACACTTTTGGTGCCGGTGCGCTGCTTCAGCGCGGCAACAAAGACCGCAAAGTGGACAGGAAGGGCAAGCCTGTTGCATCGCTTGCACAGCAAGTCACCCGTGATGCCCGTGCTGCCAACGCAGTCAAGAAAAACGAGAAGACCGCAGCAGATCTACTCGCCACCATGAACAAGAAGCCTGAAGGCACCACATTTGAAATATACGGTTCCAAGGACGGCAAAGAAACATCCACCAAGGTAAAGAAGGTTCGCTACATGGGCAATGTGGTGTACATGGTGGGAACCAATGAAGTAGAATTGCGAGTTGCTGGTACAGGGCTACAAATCATTTCAAAGAAGAGCCACCGTATGCTGCTTGATCGCGGTGCGGATTTGATTTGGGAGAGCGCAGATTTCCTTGATGTGGGGCGCGAAACCATTACTGAAATTCGTAAACTCACCAAGGACGAACTCAAGACCGTTCGCACGGACATGAAGAAGCCCACTCCAAAGAAATAAACATGAAATCATTCAAGGATATCCGCGATCACGCTTTCTGCTCACTTCAAAGAATTGTCTTTGAAGAGTTTGACGCTGAACTCACAGAAGAGCAGATTGTTTTGGATATGCCTTCGCTTTCCTACGAAGATGTGGTAGACTACCTTGACGAGAACGAGGTGGAGTGGGAAGAAAAAGATGGAGTCATTTACATTCTTGATGCGGTGGAAGAAGCCGAGATCAGTATTGAAGACGATGACTCCGAAGAGATTGAAGAATCGGTTGACATTGAAGCGGAGATGCTGAACGAAGTTGCTGCCAAGCGCAAGATCGTGGTTCGCAAAGGACGCAAGAAGATACTGTTCAAGTGCGCTCCCGGCTTCAAAAAGAAAGGACCGCGTAGTTGTGTTAGACGGGCTACGGGTCAGTTGCGTAAAATGAAACTCACTGCAAAACGGTCTGCGCGAAAGGCTCGTAGCAAGCGATCACAAGCCAAACGAAAGCGTAAACTTTCTCTGCGTAAGCGTTTGACATTTGGATTGCGTCCTCGAAAAAAGAGATAATACATGATACAACATGAACAGACCGAGAATGGTGGATCGGTTACTGTGAAATCCTTGGAAGGATTGGCTTCAGTTTCGTATTCGTATTCTAATCCACAGTCCACACTCTCCCTGTGGTGCAGCGCATCGGATGCGTCCACTCCAAAACTAGTGAATGCTGTAGTGGAAAGTCTCGCAGAGCGATTCTCTCCCACGGTGCTGTGCGTGTCTGCCAAGCACACCGAAACTCGCTACACACCCAAAGTGCATTCGCTGTTCAAGTGTTGGGGCAACTCACACCAATCGGTGTACGCTGAAGCATTCAATTCGCGGGATATGTTCAGCAGGATTTGCAGTCTGTCGTATGCCATGCACAACACAGACATTGTAAAGGTAATCGGGGAAGAGATGGAGTTCTACGAGTACCGAGCCGTGATGAACGATCTTCGCAAGAAGACCACCCCATTTGAATTCTTGTCTATCAAAGAAGAGTGCGATCACAATATTAAAAGCACCTCTGCTGCGTGTGTGCAAGCACTGATTCGCTCTGCCACATCGGCATTGGACTGCCTGTCAGAACGACAGCAACAGCCTTTCCGTGAAGCACTGTCTGCGCTTGCTGTTCGCCAATCAGGTGAGCGAGGATTTGATACCAAGTATTCGTATATCCGAGAAGCCACCACGGCTGTGCTGTTGCCCGCAGTGGTGAGATTTGGAAACGCACACCCGTTCACACAAACAATCTTTTCCGAATTTTCAAGTGCTGCCTCAAAATATACAGGCGCGTGTACAGATTTCATTTCTGAATACGCCGAAATATTGGATGGCAATTCTTCAAATTCAGATTGACACCCTACATACTTACAGGAGATCACTATGACAAACATGAAAGACTATCTTGCTTGGGTCAAGCAAAATCAACAGAACAATCCTGAATGGCGTGATGCCACCCGTTGGCAGAATCGCAATCAGACTCCCGTGAACCCACCAAAGCCAACACAGCCCAACGGGTTGCCTGAAGGCACAGAGATTGTGGACGAACAACCCAAAGAGTAAATATGAAAACTTTTCATCATGCGTTTGTGACACTAGACGAACAAATTGAAACCATAGAAATCAACGGCAGCAGGAGATACAAGACTCCTGCTGGTCTTTTTCCGTCTGTCACCACCGTGACAGGATGGAAGAAGCGTGCTTTCTTTGCCAAGTGGCGGCGTGACAATCCCGAAGAATCCAAACGAGTACTATCCCGTGGCACAAAACTACATTCACTCATCGAAACCTATATCCGCAACGATCTTACGCCAACTGCGCTCTCTGAGTCGGAAGGAACCACAGAGAGGGACTTATTTGTGTCGATGCAACAAGAAATTGATCGTATCGGGACGATCTACGCGATTGAAGTGCCGCTGTGGTCACAGAAGGTGGGTCTTGCGGGGCGGACGGATTGTATTGGTGAATTCGATGGGGTTCCGTCTGTCATCGACTTTAAGTCATCCAATTACCCAAAATCTGAGGACGCGATTCAAGACTACTTCATGCAGGCTACCGCGTATGCGCTCATGTGGCAAGATCTCACTGGGCAGGAATTGCGAAATATTGCCATTCTGATTGGCGTGGAGGACGGTGGCTGTCAGGTGTTCACCGCCGATCCAATGGACTATGTGCCTGATTTGGTGGAAGCAATACAGACTTATCGTGCGGAGCAGCCCGTCCAAGTTTCCTAAATACGGAAGCGGAGGACACCTTTGATACGATTCACGGAACACCTAACAGAAGCAGTAAAAGCCTCCGGTGGCAAAAATGTCCATTTGGAGCATCTTGAGGACGAAATCCTCAACAACGGCTACTCTGGATTTAAATCTGCTGTTGCTGCTGTGCGTGGTGTTGCTGATTCACTGTCTGCCACTGCTCCAAGCAGTCACGAAATCACTGTGAAGTGGGATGGCGCACCTGCCATCGTTTGTGGCATTGATCCGTCTAGTGGCAAGTTCTTTGTGGGCACAAAGAGCGTGTTTAATGTGACCCCCAAACTAAACTTCACAGATACAGATATTGACCTAAACCACCCGTCACCTGGTCTGAATGAAAAACTCAAACTTGCATTAAAGTATTTGCCTAAACTTGGCATTACAGGCATTCTGCAAGGCGATCTCATGTTTGACAGCAGCAGTCTTGTACGCACCAAGATTGACGGAAAGTCCATGCTGACTTTCACGCCCAACACCATTACTTACGCAGTGGAGCCAAACAGTCATTTGGGCAAGCGCATCACTGGCGCAAAGATAGGCATTGTGTTCCACACCGCATACGAAGGCACTACCATTTCAACTGCAACCGCCAAGTTTAATCCTGACTTGAGTGGACTGCGAAACACCAAAGATGTGTGGTTTGACAACGCCACACTGCGGATTGCAGACGGCAGTGGTTTGTTCTCGGTGGATGATCGCAAAGAACTTGAGTCCGTGATTGCGCGACTTGAAGACACTGCATCAGCATTAAAAATAACCATGAACGCAATTTCAAAAAATGATGGAGTGAAAGACGCAATCAAGATGTATGTGAATTCTCTTGTGGCGCAAGGCACATTGACTTCACACGCAGATGTAAACGATATGCTTGCTTTTCTTGGAGCCAAAGCCCAAGCCAAACGCAAAACCAAGATGACCAAGCCCACTCCGTCAATGGATTGGATCAAGCGTAATCGCAATCAGATTGCTCGGGTGTTTGCCCTACATAATCAGTTGGCACAACTCAAACTGATTGTGGTGAAGAAACTTGCGTCCTTGTCGGGCAAGATTGGAACATTCATCCGTGACGGTAAAGGCTACCGTGTCACGGCACCTGAAGGATTCGTAGCCATTGATCGCATGAGCAATGCGGCAGTGAAACTAGTAGACCGTCTAGATTTTTCGCACAGTAATTTCACAGTGCCGAAAAATTGGGGCAAAAAATAACGAGCAGTTGGTGTTTCTAGTGCATATCGGGAGGTGATCTAAGTGGCAAAACAAGTTGGAGAGAAATCTAAGACTTCGCGTCCCGGCAAAACCATCGTGGTTGCATTCGGACGCTTTCAGCCACCTACTAGCGGACATCAACTGCTCGTTGACAAAGTGGTGGAGACTGCCAAGACGCACAGCGCAGAACACGCCATGTTCAGCAGTCGCACCAACGATCCCAAGAGAAATCCATTAACTCCTAAACAGAAATTTCACTACCTGAAGAAATTTTTTCCTGAAGCCAACTTTATCGACAACTCCACCATCAAGACTCCCGTGGATATGCTGTATTGGCTGGCTAAAAAAGGATACGATCATGTCATCATGGTGGGTGGACAAGATCGCGCAGGCGAGTACGATACTTTCAAAAAGTTTATGAGTCCCACCACAAAAGAACCACTCAAACTTAAATCATTGAATGTGGTGAGCGCAGGGCAACGCGATCCCGATGCAGGTGGACTGCAAGGCATGAGCGCGTCCAAACTTCGTGCTTCTGTGGCTGCGGATGACTTTGCTACCTTAAAAGTGGAATGCCGCGCCGTGCAAACGCATCAGATGTAAAGTCTTTGTTCTCCGATCTCAAGAAGGGTATGCGTACACTTCGCAAAGAAAGCGTGGACTACAAAGAAATATACGCCACCGCTGCTCAACGCCTCATGGAGAGCGACAAGTACAAGCGGCGACCAGACACGCCGGGGCAGACTGGCGGCTTCTCCAAGCACAATAAAATATTCCCTGTTCCACCGTGCAAGATTGATGAAGACTTGGCGCGGTGGTTCAAAGAGAAATGGGTGAACATTGGCGGCAAGAAAGACCCCAAGACAGGGCAGTACCCGCCCTGTGGTCGCGCAGACACATCTAGTGGCAAGTACCCCAAGTGCCGTCCTGCTCGTAAAGTAAGCAGCGAAACGCCTAAAACGGTGGGTGAAATGACCCCCAAGGAGCGGAAACGGGCGGTAATTCAAAAAAGACGAGCCGAGCCTGAAACGCAAAGAAGCGGAAAAGGCAACGCTCCGCACATGACGAGCCACCTTAAAAAATCTAAATAAAGAGACAACAGGAGACACACATGGACCCAACGGGCAAAAATTCCGCTATCTCGTCTAAACTAAACACCCTTCTACGGATGGGCTTGGTGTCCAAGAACAATGTACGCCGTGCCCTGACTCTGTTTGCTGATCCCGACAAGGCACTCAAGAATCCCGCGTACCGCACTCTCATGCAGGAAATCATGGTGGATGTTGTGGATCGGGTTGTGAACAACAAAAGCCTGTACACCACCATGCGTGCCACCTTGGCAAAAGAGCCTGCCACTGTGATTGAGGATGTAGAGAAGGAGCGCACCAAGACGCTGCTTCGTACTGGGCTTGTCAAGAAGAAGGATGTGGTTGCTGCACGCCGAGCCTTGGAGGCTCCCACCACCTCTACCGCAAAGACTATGGGTGCGTCCAAAGTGTACCGCGACATGATGATTGACATGATGGACACAATGGTCAAGAAGATCACTGGCTCACCCGTGCTGTTCAACGCTTTCAAGAAAACAATGGGCAATCCATTGGAAGACATTGAAGAGTCGTTTGAAGTTCCCAATGCAGAAACTCTGCAAGAGTTTTTCTTGGTTGAAGACGCACAGACCCTGCTTGAAAAGAACAAGCCAACAAATCCCGAACTGTGGTCACAAGCCAAGTCCAAGGCTCGTGGCAAGTTTGATGTGTACCCTTCAGCCTATGCCAATGGTTGGGCTGTGAAGTGGTACAACGAACAAGGCGGTGGTTGGAAGAGTGTGAGCGAAGGCAAGACTTTCTTTGACCTTCAGCGTGAACTGAATGAGTACATGACCACCATGAACCGCAAGAGTCCAAAAGAAAATGCTACTGCGCGAGAGAAGGCTCGTAAACTGCGCGATGAAATGGAATCCAAAAAGATGCCAAAGCCAAAGCCAGTGAAAGAAGCCAGTGGGGTCACTGCAAAACTTCAGAGTCTGAAAGCAGACTACGCGAAACACGCAGAAGAACTTCGCAAACCTGTTCCACCTGCTCGTGGATCAACGAATCCACTGGCTCGTCAAGACAAGAAGAGCGGCAAGATGTCGTGGGCAGCGGATCGCCGCAAGAAGTCTGGCAGCGGCAGCAAGAGAGCATCCGATGCAGACTATCGTTCCGACACCACATCGTACTGAACCATGATTAAAAAACACGGCAGCAAATTCGTAGTCACGGACAAAAGCGGCACAAAGGTATTGGGAACACATCCATCCAAGAAGAAGGCAGCGAAGCAACTTGCTGCCATTGAAATTTCAAAGGCAAAGCATATGCAACACGAGAACAAGCGTTTCAAAGACTTCCGTAACACTCTCACCGAGAGCGAGTACAAAGAAACCCTGACTGGCTACCCCAACCGTGGCATCAACACCGAAGACGGACCAGTGAACTTTGGTCCCGAGCGCATGGTACAGATCAACGCCATGCTGAACGCCATTAGCCGCAGCACCTTTCAGTCGCCCAATGAAGCGTTCATCCGCATCAAGACGCGCCTGAATCTGCTCATGCTAGACTTTCCGTGGACTCCATATATGTGGCAGGACGGCGGCACTGGTACTGTTTCGTTGACTGTGACCTTGTTTGGTCGCGTAGACGGTGTTGACAGTGTGACCGGCAATGTCGTGATGAACGGCAAGGCAAACCCCACCGCAGGGCTAAAAGAATTCGCCCTCACAGTTGGCATTGAAATTGCTGAAGACGGTCTGTATCGCGTCACGGCTAGACTCGGTCCCAAGACTGAGCCTGTTGTTGCAGAAGAAGGCGTGGAAGTGGACGGCGACAGCATTGACGAAATGGCACAGACTCCTGCTCGTCAGCGAGACATGGAACATAAGATTCAGCGGCACGATGTCAAGGCTCAACGCGGCTACGAAGCCAAGATGAACAAGACCGGCAAGGCTGCGGAGCGTGGACGCAAACTGGAAGACAAGCACGATACTGCTGTGCGCCGTCTGATTGCGCGTGATACCAAGGAATACGAGTCCGAAAAACTGTACGGTCGC